GAGAAGCGATTCAGATAAGACATTATTGAGAAAGAGTTGTTTGGTCTCCTCATAATTACAAAGTCCTTTTGTCTTATGTAGACTCAATATAACTCTACTGAAGATCTCTTTACCATACTTTTTAACATCTTCTTTTAATTCAGGACAAGAACCATAATACTTCTTCCAATCAGATTCTTGTTTTACTTTTCTTTTCTTTCCTGGTGGAGTTCTATGTGACCAAAAATACTTTCTACCAATGTATTGTCGTTTGTTCGACTGATTGGTAATGAGATAAACAAAGCCGTAGTAGTCCCCAATATCATTACTATCAAAAACTCTCTCATCATATCTCCACGGATTATCATAACTCATCTTATAGATCTCAATGAGCTATTATTTATCCTTCAACCCTAACAAAGGTAGTCTACACAAAAAAAGGGGACTTGTCAAGCCCCCTGTGAGTTATATGAGTTTTATATCAATCTTTTTCACCATCCTTTCTACCCATATTTTTCCACTGACCATCTACCTTTTTCCACTTATATTGAGAAGGTGAATATCTACCCATTGCCAGTCTTCTATGTTTTTCATCTTGAGTTTCTGGTCTTCCTCTTTCCCTATCTGCTTTACGCCTTTCCGATTCTCCTGCGAGAGCACGTAGATTTGTTGTTCTACCTTCTTCAAGATAAAACTCATACATCTCATCCCAAGTGTAATCAGAGAGGTCATAACCTTCTTCTATAAGTCCATTTACCCAAAGTTCAAACTCTTCCTCTTGATAAGTTCCTGCTCTTCTTGCCGCTTTGTTACCAGCACCTCTATCACCTGCACCAAAATCAGACTCTCCACCACGACCACCTCTGGTGGCACGTTTTTTTGGATCTTCGCTTACCTTACGGCTATACATTTTCCCTTTCTTCAGTGCCGCCTTATAACGCTCACCAGTCAGTCCCTCATCGACTGCTTCAACTTCTTCTGTAGTAGTAAACTTAAAACCTTTCACACGACTTGACCCAGCACGCCTCTCATCATACCTTGGGTTTCCTGTACCCGCACGGTCTATTAGTTCCTTAATCTTTTTGTCTTTCTTTTCCTTCTTATCTGCCTCCATTACGTCTTCATATCTCTCACAGATGCCCTGAATGGTCTCCTGGTCCATTTCCAACATGACATAATGTGCTTCCTCTACGGACGCAACATGCCCCTCAGAGAGGAGATAATCAAGAACCATATCATATGAATCCTTAAACTGGAAATCGCTTACCTTACCACTAAGTGCTTTTCCAAGTCTCCCACCAAGATCACTCTTCATCGTTGGTTCCTTTTTAGTAAGAGTCTTTGAAAGAGCAGGAGCACTCTTTTTAAATTGAGAACTATATGTACCTGCTGTTGCTGGTTTACCTGATGGTTGTTGTGTTTTCTGTTGTACTGGTTGTTGTGTTTTCTGTTGTACTGGTTGTTGTGTTTTCTGTTGTACTGGTTGTTGTGTTTTCTGTTGTACTGGTTGTTGTGTTGTTGCTGCTGGTGGTGTTTTTTTGAGCAAACCTCCAATAGTTCCTTTCGATGCTGCAGATGGTCCATCTCCAGGACCGTACTTTTCACCGGGTTTAACATTAACTGATGGTTCTAAACCCAATGCTCTTCTTGCTCCAGATTGTGCAGATTGAAATCCTCTGGATATTGCTCCACCAATACCACCACTCGTCATAAGATTTGAAGTAGATCTATTAATGCCACTAAATTCTCTACCCCATGGACCTCTCTTATAAGGTTCTTCAGTAATATTTTCTACTTCCTCAGTCATATAAATCGACTGATATGCTTCAAGCAATTCTCTTGCAGTTTTACTATTTAAAGGCGCAGACATGATTTCTTATTACTTTTATTAATATATTTTTATTTATAAAAAAAGAGGGTGCAAACACACCCTCCAAAAAATTAATAAACATCATTTGATTCTTGACTATTCCAAGTTTTTAGATAATCATAATCTCCAAATAAGAAATCATCTATTGCTGCCGCTTCCTTATAAGCATCAATGGATTTTTGAACTGGAGTTAATGGATCAATCGCATCCATTCTTCTCCAAGTTTCTTCAAAGTTGGAATCCTGAGAATGAATCTTTTGTAACATCTTGCTTGACTCCTCCGACAATGTAAGATTCGACTTCGGTTTCTTGTGGTGCCACTTGAAGACCTTTAGAAGAGATCCAATGCTCCGTCCAAGGAAGTGGATTATTCTTTGCAGATATATCATAGATCGGTTTGAGTCCTATTGCTTTCATTCTACGGTTAGCAATCCATTCAACATACTGTTGTAACAGTTTGTCATTCAATCCAATCATAGTACCGTTCTTGAACAGATACTCTGCCCAAAGTTTTTCTTGATTTACGGCATTATCAAATGTCTTAATCAACCAAGGTTGCTCTTCCTTGGCAATCTGAGACATTTCTGGATCATCTCCATTGATCCAGTTCTTCAGAATATTCTGAGTAATCACTAAATGCTGGTTCTCATCACGAGCAATCAGGGAAATGATTTTTGCACTTCCTTCCATAAGTTTGAGTTCGCCAAAAGCAAAACTACATGCAAAACTGACATAAAAGCGAATACCCTCAAGAATATTAACGTTTGCAACTGCTCTGTAGAGTTTACGCTTGAGTTCATACCTTGCCTCCTTTGCATAAGGAACGTTTTCTAATGCATGTAACCATTCATCAGAATTTCCATACTGTTGGGCAGAGTTAATGAAATCATTATATGCCGACGTGACACTTACTGCACGTTCCATAATACGATCTTCTTTGAGAATCGTATCAAACACATCAGAGGGATCTGAATATACGTTTTTGATAATGTATGTATAGGAACGACTATGGATCATCTCCATAAACTCCCAGACCTTCATACATGCCTCTAATTCTGGAAGAGAGCAGTATGGGGCAAATGCCATACCAGGACCACGCCCCTGGACAGAATCAAGCATGATCTGATACTTCAAATTAGAAGTAAAGATATGCTTCTGCTCTGGGCGCAGTGTATGATAATCGGCACGATCTTTTTGGAGGGAGACCTCCTCGGGTCTCCAAAAGTATCCTAGTTGTTGTGTTGTGAGTTTGTCAAATATTGGATATTTGTATGAATCATATCTTTGAATACCCAAAGGTTTTCCAAAGAACATGGGTTGTTTTTTTGTATCTACTTCTTCTGAATTGAAGACGGTCATTTGACTGACCGTTTTGTTGTCATCTACACTGGTCTTAAATTTTACAAGACTCACAATCTTCCTCCGCTGTGTTTTCTATTTCAGAAATTAAATTATCTAATGTTGAATTTGTCTCTTCAAGTTCGTCGTTTTTGTTGTCGTACGTGTTTTGATAATAACTGGTTTTCCAACCGTACTTATATGTAGTCAAAAGATCTTGTGCCCATAAAGAAATAGGAATCTCATTGTCAGGAAACTTAGTTGGATTATAACTCCAGTTACCAGAAATTGCCTGATCAAAGAACTTTTGCATCACAGCAACAACATTAATATAACCACGATTGGACTCCATATCCCAAAGAAGCGTATAATTGCTCTTAAGACTGCTATATTGTGGGACAATCTGCTTGAGAACTCCTTTCTTGGACTTCTTAACGGACAGAAAGGCACGAGGTGGTTCGATTCCATTTGTTGCGTTTGACACAACGGAACTGCTCTCTGAAGGCATTTGTGCGGACAATGTTGAGTTCCGTACTCCGTACTTCTTGACATCCTCTCTAAGACCGTCCCAATCGTAATGAAGCTCATTTGGTACGATCTCATCTACATCCTTCTTGTATGTATCAATCGGCAGAATTCCATGTCCATACTTGGTACGATGGCTGAATTCACATGATCCTTTTTCTTTGGCAAGATTTACTGTAGCACGAATCAGATAATATTGGAATGCCTCTGAAAGATCATGAATCAGTTTCCAGGCATTAGGATCGTCATAGAACCACCCGTGCTTGGCAAGATAGTGTGCCAGACCAATATAACCTACTCCAAGGGAACGGCGTGCTTTGGTGGCGCGTTCTGCTGCTCTGACGGGATATTGCTG